TTCATAATAAAATTTAATTTAAATAAATTCTACCCTGCTTCGAGGGCTGTGACTTTTACGGATAACTCTTTAATAGCATTAATCAAAACAGGGATTAATCGTTCATATTTTAAACCATAATTACCACTGTCATCTTCGCTTACAATTAACATACTATTTTTATCATTAGCAAAACCATGTTCTTTTTCTATTTCAAGTTCTTCTTGTGCAATTAAACCAATATCTAGTTTTGCTTTTTTATATGTTCCATCAGGGGTAACACTTAAATCCTCACTATAGTCTGATCTATTATCCCATTTATAAGTAACAGGATTAAGTTTATTTATCCAAGACAAGCCATAACCGAAGGGTGTAATATCTGCTTTATCTCTCTTATCAGAACCAGTTGTTAATGCAACTTTACAAGAGAAGTGAGTAACATCATTATTACCAAGAACAACAGTATTGGACGATGTTACTATATGTGATGGAGAGTTTGTTCTTCCAGCTTGATATCCAAGACAAGTATTATTTGAACCTGTTGTTATTAATGAAGCTGCATCTCTTCCACAGCCTGTATTATTAGCACCAGTTGTAATTCCAAAACCCGCACTTTCTCCACACATAGCATTTGCTCCACCAGTTGTTAAGTTTTGCAAGGTGGCTTTTCCTACTGCTACATTCTCGCCTGCAGTTGTAGCACTACTTAACGCAAGTGAACCTATAGAAGTGTTATTAGCTCCAGTTGTGTTTTCTTGTAAGGCACTAGAACCTACAGCAGTATTATTACTCGCTGTTGTGGCATTAGTTAAAGTTGCACGACCTATAGCAGTGTTATTACTTCCAGTGGTGTTTGCGTCTAAAGCTATCTGACCCACGGCAGTGTTTTCAGTACCAGTTGTGTTTGCACCTAATCCACCATAACCAACGGCAGTATTATTACTTGCAGTAGTATTTGCATCTAACGCATTAGCACCTATGGCAACGTTATCTGCTCCAGTTGTGTTTGCTAACATTGCACCATAACCTAAAGCGGTATTGTTACTCGCAGTCGTGTTGTTATAAAGAGCAAATCCTCCTACAGCTACATTATTTCCACCAGATGTATGTTTAAATAAACTATATGAACCCAAACCTGTGTTATAACTTCCAGTACTATCAGTTAACGATGCAAACCCTACAGCAGTACTACCTGTTCCTGTCGTATTAGCGTCTAAAGCGTTTGAACCTACAGCTACGTTGTTTGCTCCAGTTGTGTTTACTTTTAGAGCAAAATATACTACTGCGGTGTTGTCAGAAGCTGTTGTACTATCTCCTAAAGCACTTCTTCCTAATCCTGTATTTTGTGATCCTGTAGTATTAGCATCTAAAGAAAAAGAACCAAGTGCCACGTTCTTTGTACCAGATGTATTTGCCCCTAAAGAACTAGACCCTATCGCTGTATTTCCTGCTCCAGTGTTTACTGATAATGTGAGATCACCTACAGCAGTATTGTCACTAGCAGTTGTGTTAGCTGCTAAAGATGATCTTCCTACAGCTACATTTTTAGTTCCTGATGTATTTGCTGTTAATGAGTTTTTACCTATAGCTACGTTATTTCCACCAGAAACAGAAGCATCTAAAGCACTTTCTCCAAGAACAGTGTTACCTGCAACAGAATTTGCACCTTTACCTATATTTATACTGTTTATAGTTCCATCTAAAGGAAAAGCAGGTGAACCTGCAAGACTAAATAAATTTATATGAGCATTATTAGCAGTATTCCTTAACTGCATAAAACTTGTATTGGTATTAGCAAAAAATTGACTAGCGTAGTTTGTAGATGGTGCAGATGAACCAGAATTATTACTTGAAATTGCTAAAAGAACATTATTTATATCACTCCTGACGTTAGCTCCTGTAGAGTTATCTATCACATAATCATGTTGAGCCATTACTTAATCCAACTTTTATTTAAGTATATCCTACTTTAAAATTAACTACCACGCCCAAAACCAACAGCAGTATAACTAAATGTTTTATCCTGGACAGCATTGCCAGCATTAAGAAACTTAATATTGAAACCAGTGCCAGTGATACTTGTGATTTCAAATCTATCCGTTCCACCAAGATCATTTGCTGTAATACCAATACTTGGCAATTGTGTGCCTGCCCCGACACTTGTGCCAGATTGTCCTGTAAAAAATGTCTGATCAAATGTAATATCAAGGCCAGATGATGATGTACCTGAAGAAATATTTGATCTTTGCTCTGTTCTTCTTTCCAATTCTGCTGTATAGCCTAATTGATCTATTTCTATTGATTGTGCAGGGTCATCAGAATCCATTTCACATCTGAATTTAAACCCACGGCCTACATAAGTACCGTTTACAAATGGATTGAATCTAGAGAAGTTTGCTCCATAGGTGCAAGAAGTTCCGCTTGATATTGTTGCACTTGTGGCCGATGTAACTGTAAATGTGCTTGAACTTGGTACTGTCTGAATTTCATAGTTGCCATCTGTTGCAGAACCAGCCGTAAAATCTATAACAACAAAATCACCAACTGAATATCCATGCGAGGTCTTTGTGATTGTTATGGTTGTACCACTTTGCTCGTAAGTGGCTGAAACCGAGGTGTCAGGGTCAATGTCACTTGTGGCAACTAGCAAAGAAGCACCAACATTAAATGCGGTGGCTCCGTCAAAATCTGTCCATGTGTCAATATTTGCTGATCTTTTGTCTATTAAATCATTAGGATAAAAACCCTGCGTCACAAAATGTCTGCGTAATCTTAACGGTTGCTTGCCACCTAAGTCCAAAGTATTTGCAAATTCATAAGACCCACCAGTAATATCAACAGCACCCAAGAAATCAAAGTCTGCAATAGCATCAAAATCTGTAACCCCATCTAAAAGTTCAAGGGATCCAAGAACAAGACCGTTGACATCATCTGAGAAAAAACAATCAACCTTTTCACCGCCAAAAGGTGGTGAGTCTGTATCTTCTCTATCTGTAAAAACTGTTAATTTAGGTAAAGGGTCAGGGCTTGTAATTAAAACTGATGTCTCACCAGAACTTAACCTGCCACCATCATCTCTGAATTTTAAAATATATTCTCCCTCGACAATATTCGGTACAATCGTTTCACTTATACTACCTGGAAGGGCAGGGATCACATCAACGGCATTTGTAAAAGTACCAGTGCCATCAGTGAGGTTTGACGATCTGACCACCACGTTTCCACCATGAATTACATCAACATCTGTTGATTTATCAAAACGCAATCTTACAAACTGATCTGATATTGGTTCAATGCGTAAGTTTTGTACATCTGATGGAAGGGCTGTTTTACCAACTGTTGTGATTGATGTCGTTGCTGGAGTGATGCTTGGTTTTCCTAATGCGTTATAACTGAACACTCTGATCTCATAAATACCATTTTTTGTCTCAAAAATAGTAAAGTCTGGTCTTGTAATTCTTTGTGATATAAAGTTTTCATTTTGAAATCTATATTGAACCATATATTCAGTGACACCAGATACAGGTTGCCATTGGATAAACAGTTTTGATACGGCACGGTTATTCAGTACAACAATCTGTTCTGAACCCTGTAAGTTACTTGGAGAAGGTTTTATTGATGTGAGTGTTGTAATTGTCCTTGCTGCCAATGCCGTGCCATCTTCCACATTTGCATATTTAGATGAATTATGAGCAACGGCAGTGATCTGATATGCAAGCTGACTTACTTCTGTAACACCAATGACTCTGAAGGTTTGAAGTTGAACTGTTGTATTTTCTATAACCCAGACACTGTTTGATGGTGGTGTAGACGAGAAGGCAGAAGATACTGTTATTGTTGTTCCTGATATTGTGTCTATTGTTTTTGTTTCAAGTGTGCCATCTGCAAGTATTACTGATAATGTTGCAGATCCATCTGTAGTTAAATCTGTATTATTTTCATCATCAACAACAATCTGTGTTGTAGATACTCCTGTCTTTATACGACCACCTCTTCTAACCCCTGCCCTCAATGGATCAGCAACATTTATCACTGCCCCAGGTCTAACCAAAGTACCTGATTCAAGAGTGGTGGTGAAGTTTACAATTTCAGCCTCATTGGATTGTGTGTAGAGAAACCATTTTCCAAGACGAGAAGCCATTCCTCTTGATGTGGTGGCAAAACCTCTTAAATTTTTTGTAACAACCCCATATTTAGCCTGTAATGCAGTATCTTCTACCGTTTCATATTCAATTTGTTGAGTTTCATTATCAAAATATGCAACATTAACAACTGTTACTTTTGAATTTTTTGATGAATTACTATAAGAAAATCCCTGTTCTGTAATATTTGATAAGTTGAATAAATAACTTGGATCTGTCGGTCTGTCCTGTGTGATTGATATTGTACCAGCCGAGTAAAAAGGCATGACACGCATCACAGAACATAAATCATTTATAAGATTATATGCCTGTTTTTGATTTTGTATAACAACATTACAACTGAATCTTGGTTCTGTTCCTCCAAATCCATCATCAACCTGTTCTGCGGAGTAAACTGAAGCTGAATAAAAACTGAAAACATCCAACTGCGTTGTATCTATCTGATCACCAAAACCTTTTGATGTTGTTAACAAATCGTAAAGAATCCAGGCTGGATCGTTTGTCCATTCTTTATCTGTTTTGAACGTACCGTTAAAAGTTCCAGAGTATGAGATTGAGCCATCAGTTTGAACCGTTCCATTATGTGGGATTTTTATTTTTGTTCCACGGACTTTGTACATCCGTTTTGGGATGGATGGAAAGGTCTGGGCATCAAATCTTATGGCAAGATGAGCCGAGTTTGCATATGCTCTCTGTTCGTTGATTATCTCTGTAAAAGATGACCATATCGAGGAGTTTTGTAACGTTGATTCTGTACTGTCATCCGTTGTTCTGTTTACTCTGATCGTCACAGGAAAAGAAGTATCAGATGCAAAATTAATTTTGTAATCCCTGAAATAAGTACTAGCAGTTCTTCCCTTTACAGTATCTGTAATAACAGTTGTTGTAGTGCCATCATTTTCAATGGTTTGAATATTTATGGCAACTTCCGCACCATTTATGTCACCATCATCTTCAAACTTTTGCAAAGATGGAAAACCAAGAGTTACTCTTACAGCATTGATAGAAGTATTTGTTATGGATCTTGATACAGGACTTGCTTTTGTGACCGCAACACCGACAGCATTTTCTGTTTCTATTTCAGAAATTCCCTGTATTGCAGTTTGATTGGAAGTACCGAATCTAGGTTCAAAGGAAACATTGGGGAAGTTAAAATCAGTATCTGCTGGGCTTGTATTACTTGCAGTTGATTGTAAAACCTGAGTGCCATTTAAAAATACATCTTTCAAAGCTGCGTTGTTATATGCAGTTGTTCCCTGTGTAAGACCAGCAGCACTTGGAAAACCCTCAATCTCACCTTCTCCAAGAAGTTCAACTAATGTCTGAAATTGTTTTGAGGCAAGAACATCATCTGTAACTGCTGGATCAGTAAGTCTTGTATTCTCATCAAAAGCTGGAATTGTCATTATGTAGTTCCCTCCACCTGTACCGTATCAACTCCAGAACTGATTACAACTGAACCTGTAAATACTTCTCCATATATTATGCTGACGCTGACACCACTGACACTGACGTTCTGGATGCCCGAAAATGAATAAGAATTTGCCATTTGTGGATCTAATGCCCCATCTGCTTCTGAAGCACCAACACCACCAGAATCAAACGGTGCTGGGGTCGGAGCTAATAAAGAAGTTATACCACCTATTGCCAGATCCGTGACAACAGCCGTTGCGATACTACCAACCACTGGAATAGCTGATACTGCACCAGCCACAGTTGCAACCGCACCACCAACCGCAGCAGCAGTTGTAATCGCAGCACCAGCTACCGCAGAAACAGCACCAACCGCAGCAGTGGCAGCAGAACCAATACCACCAACAACCGCAGCCACCGCAGGGATTGATCCTGTTGCAATGGGTATGATTTGGATATCACCTTTGCCTTTCATTGATAAAAAATCAAGAGAAACATCCATATCATTCATCTTTACCTTGTAATATTGCTGACTCATATGTGCTTCAACTTGCGGAAAATTACACATTAAAAAACGAATCGCCTCTGCTGGACTTGATACGGCTGCCTCAAAATATGATGAACCAAGGAATTTTCTTAATCTTCCATATACTTTTATCGTTTTAAGTTGCATACCTGTAAACTCCTCTTAGTGCTTGCTGATAACCTAAATCAAAAGGCTCTCGGCAACTTAATCTTCTTATATTATGATTTAAAATCATATTATCACCAATATAAACTGCAACATGATCTAAATTACCTGAAGTTGATTGAAATAGTAAAACATCACCAATCTTTATATCATCATCTGTCAGTTGTTTTTTAAATCCCGTTATTGGTAATCCATTTTCAAATAATGGATTTTCAATGAAATCTTTTATTTTTTTTGGTCTATCCCATATTTTCAAATCAATATTTTTTGTTTCTTTATACCAATCATGGATTATTGACCAGCAATCATGCACACCCCAGATAAAACTTCTACCGATAAGTGATGGTGCTTTCCAACCACTTGGTTCAAAAGAACACCATTCTTTCATTCTTACGCTGTAGATATGTGAAGGCAAATCTAAATATTCACAACTTGCTTTATCATTATCTGAAGGCTGTGGTGAATCATATGGATGAGAATGAACAATACCGATTATCTCTCCTGTATCTTCACATTCTGCCCAATCATCAGGGTCGATAATAAAATATTCAAAGCCTGATTCTGCGATATTTTTACAAGACCAATATGTTTCTTTGCCTTTTATAACTGCCAACAGACCACATGATTCTTGTGGCATAGATTCTTCAGCGTGTTTTGCAGCATCAGTTTTCCAGGTCATGCGTTTACAAAAGTACCTACACCTGGGAAATCTTTTCTTGTGACTTGACGTTTTGGCGCACGGACTCCCTGTAGATCAAGTGCTGATACAAGTTCAAACTGTACGATATCTCTATTTTCAATAATTTTTCTATTTATAAAATAAATTTCTTGTGGCAGTTCTGCCGTACTGTCTGGTGTGCCGAAAGGATTTTTACTTGATGGAAAATTTGCAGCGTCTAAAAACTGGCTAAGAGTGCGTATGCGTACAAATTTTGCACCCTGTAAGTCATTAAATGGTGTTGTAGCGTTAACAGTTGCCATCAATGCTGTAATAGTTCCCAATACATTAGAAACTGTTATGGTTGGTCTTGGAAGCGACCCACGGCCAGAATATTCAAACCCCTCGGCTTGTATTGGAAATTTATCATAAGTATTACCCTGCCATATTATTGAGGCATTACTGTTCATCCCAACTCCTGAATGAAACCTTGTCACATCGGTAGAACCATGTAATGCGGAAACCAAAGTCAATGTGTAGAGTTCAATAACAGATTTATTTGTTAATGCCTGTAGTTCTGCTGTAGGTAATCCCATTTATGGTTCAAATACCTCTCTAAAAGTGCAGTTTAATATTGCTCTATTGTTATATGGTATGGTCTTTGTCCATGATTGACAAACAAATTTTCCAGCCCCTGATAATGTGACTGATACATTACCACTGTTTGTTGCAGAAGAAGCTGCCGTCACCGTAAATGTATTGTCATCAGCAGTAGTGGCTATTGCAAAATCACCATCGGTCGCAGAACCAGTGGTGTAGTCGATAGTCACGACATCACCGATTGCCAAACCATGATTTGAAATTGTAATTGTAGAAGTCGTTCCTGATTGTGAATATGTACCAGTTTTTGTAAAGCCTTCTCCTGGTGGTGTAAAAGTGAAACTTGCCTGATCATTTATACGACTACGCAAAAATCCTTCTATTACATCAGATTGTGTTTCTGAGACATTAAAAGTAAGATCATATACTTTTGGATCTTGAGTCAGTGGAAGGCCAAATAATGCACGAAATTCATAACCATCACCAAGTCTTGTTGACCTGATTCTTGGTGCGCTTGTTTTTCTCATCCCATAAGTGGGAGTGATTGAGGGAAAAGTTGCCATTTATCTAGTAAGTATGCCTCCAGGTCTTTTTTCTTTTATCAGTTGCGCTTGAACAGCAGCCCCTATCGCTGCCCCTAGAGCCTGTGCATCAGTGCTACTGCCAGCAACAGAAGAACCCGAAGCATCTACATTCACTGTAACCATGTTTGTCACATTATCACCCCCACCTACTGCATTGTTTGGAATTATATTCCCACTTTTTGCCCCCATTTGCAAAATCTCAGGGCCTTTTTCACCAACTAAATATGCACCACCAGCAGAAACTGGCCCCCCATTTGCTCTCTTGCCAAATAAACCTCCTAAAAATCCACCTATTCTTCCACCTATACCAGAAACAGCCCTTTGTATGGCAACTTCAACAAGTTTTCTCTTTAAATCATTTAAAACACCGATTGCAGCTTGAGCAAGTGTTTTTGTTCCCATCACAGCATCGGTAAGGTTGGAGACAATACCTTGTTCAACACTTTCTCCTATCTCCATAAATTTATTTTTCAATTGATCTGCCGCAGTTTTTGTTTTATCTAAATTATCGTTAACTTTCTTTATCTCATCATTTTTCTTTGTGATTTCTTTTGTTCCCTCATTATGTTTTTTATTTACTTGTTCAATAATTGTTATTTCTTCAAAGGATTTTTTTCTTAATTTTTCTCTTTCAATATTTTGTTTTTTTAAAAGTTCAAATTGTTCCTTAAAAAACTTATTTTCTTCTTTACTTGCAAAAACACTCTGTCCTTGAAATCTAGTTCCAAATTTTGTTGCTGTGAGCCTTGCAGCATCTCTTTGTGCTTTTTGCTCTGCTTTTGCAACATTTCCCAATCCAACATCACCAATGTCTCCAAATCTACTAAATATTTTTTCAATCGCCACCACACCTTTTGTTGCTAAATCTAAAGCACCTTTTATTGCTGGTGATAACTGATCTCCAATTGTTCTCGCTAAACTTTCAACTGAATCAACCAAAGTAGATAATTTACCGTTTAGTGTTGTTGCCTGTGAAGAAGCACCTTCAAAAAATGCACCCCCCTCATTTGTTAAGTTTATAAGTGCCTGATTAACAAGATCAGCCCCTATCTTTCCTTGTCTTTGTGCTTTTTCAAATGCCTCGCCTTGCAATCCTGTGATATTTTTTAGTTCAGTTGTTATATCGACTCCTCTTTCTAATAGCTGTAGATTCTCCTCTTGTTGTAATTTTCCTTTTGCTCTTATCTGACCAAAGGCTGTGGCAATTCCTTGTAAATCAGCACCAGTCGCACCAGCTACATCTGACAATCTTTTTGTTGTGTCAACAAGCTCACTTGTTTCAAATCCAAAGGCTTTTAATCTTTTAGTTTGTTCTATTAACTCACTACTTTTAAATGGCGTGACAGCACCAAAATCCTGTAACTCTTTAATAATTTTGTTTGTTTCAGAAAGCGATCCAGTAAGAACTTCTAAACTTTTTCTTTGAGTTTCTATTTCAGCAGCATTAATAAAAACAAATCTTGTAGCTGCTATGGTAGCTAATATTTTTAATAACGGCCCAAGGGATCTATTGAGTGTTCTAAATCCACCACTTGCAACTGTTGCTGCTCTTCCTGATTCTCTTATTGATCTATTTGATTTATTTAATCTATTTTTTAATTTATCTGTATTTTTACTTAAATTTTTTGTAGCATCATTCACTCTCTTTAATGGAGAGATTGCATTTTGTGCATCAACTATTAACTTAACTGTCGATTGTGCCACAAATACAAATAACCTTTATTATATACTACCTTGATTTTGCTTTTTGACGATTCATTTCTTGTTTTTCCCTGTCATTTTTAACTTCATAATAAGCAGCCCAATGTATTAACTCCTCTTCCGTCATTGATTTTCTTAATTCTTGGACAGATTTCCCTATTTCAGTTGCGAGAAAAAACTCAAAGTTTAACCAGTTATCTCGCTTTATTCGTTTTTTGCTGTATCAAGATCAACTTGAATATCCATCATAAATAATTCAAG